GCGTTTCCTTCAGCCGGTTGTTCTCCAGCCAGAAGACGTTGCCGTTGACCGTCACCGTGCCGTAGACGCGCGGGATGACCGCACCGTAGGTGCTGGTCTGGACCGACAGGTCATTGAGCCGCGGGCCATTGACCGTCGGCCCTTTGGGCGGATCGAGGTAGCCGCCGAGCGTCATCCCGATCTGCGCCCCGTACAGCGCGCCGCTGGGGGTGCCGCCGCCGAGGAAGAACCCCGCCACCGCGCCGACGAGCCCGCCGACCACCTGCCCGCCACTGCTCATTCGATTCCCCGGAAGCGATAGACGCGCACGATTCGCTCCGCCCACATGCTGGACAGCCGGTGCTCGCAGCATCTGCCCACCGACTCATAGGCGTGGATCAGGGTGTCGCCGGCGGTGATCGCGAGGTGCTGCGGGTCGCCTGCAAAGCGCATCAGCAGCACATCACCCGGTCGCCGGTCGTCGACCATGGCGATGCTCTCCAGACAGGGCTGGCTATCGAGCGAGCGTTCGAGTTGCCCATCGACCGGCGTACGCCCGTAACCGGACACGTCGAGATGCCCGACGCCGATCTGGCGTGCGACGTGGATCGCCACCCCGGCACAGTCGAGGCCGAAGCCGAGCATCCGCCCCTGGTGGCGAAACGGCGTGCCGAGGCACTGCCGAGCGGCAGCAAGGATATCGTCGGCCGTCATCAACCGCCCTGTCCGACCTGCGCGTAGGTGCTGCCGGTGGGAATCCACGGAAAGCCGCCAAAGTTCGCCACGTTGGAGAACGTGCCGGAGCCGTCCCAGCGGTTCTGGCAATCGGACAGCCGCTTGCGGCAGCCGCGCACCATGCTGTAGGCGTTGCCGGCCACCGGCAGGTAATAGAACGGCTCGAAGGTGGTGATCACCCCACCCGCGAAACTCTTGATCTCCAGCGCCTTTAGCCCGGCATTCGGCCCACTGGTGAATTGGATCGTGCCCGCGCCGAAGGTGTCGTCCGCTTCCGTTCGTGCGGCCGAACTGAACACCGCCGCACTGGTCACGTTGGTCAGTGTGCCGATAACGGTGTTGGCGGCCAGCGAGACGCCGCAGCCGGCGTATTCGGTCCCACAGAACACCTTCGGGCACTGCGCGCCATAGGTCTGCCCGACGCTCTGGTTCAGCGCGTCGATCAACGACACGCCGCCGATCTGGAAGCGGTGGTCGAGCAGGGTCGCCTTGCCGAAGATGCCGGCGACGACGGGTTCCTGGTCCTCGACCGGCGCCGCCCACGAGGTCGCGAAGACGTAGCAGCGCGCCCCGTCGAACAGGCCGCTGCCGAGGGCGGCGCGCGACAGCCCGGAGGCCCCGGCAATGCCTTCGATGTCGACCGAGGCCGGTGAGAATCCGGCGGTCGCCGACTGGCCGGTGAACTGGTAGCCGGCCGTCGACAGGTAGGTGTGCCCGCTCATCACCAGATCCCGAGGGTGGTCGGTCAGATAGATCGGCGACCCGGTGACCGGCACGATGCGCAGGCACAGGATGCGGTAGCGGTAATCAGCAACGACGGATTTCATGGCTGCAGTAGCTCGATGATGTCGATCGACCCGCAGTCGCGCATGGACTTACTCAAGGCAGTAATCTCGATCGAGGAATTGAAGCGACACGGCAGGTCGAATTCGCAGCCGGCCTTGATCACTTCGGAGGTTGGCGCCGGGGTGATGGTCACGCGCCCGGTGGTGTAATCGACCGACACGCCCGAACTGAGCGGGACGTCGTTCTTCGAGACGAGTACCGTGCCGGAAACCGGCTTGTACAGATTCCGGTACGGCAGGCCGATACCGAGCGGCGTCGCACCGCTGCCGTAGCCCTTGATCAACTGGTACACCCCGCTGGAAATCTTCGGTAGCACCCAGTCGGTGGCCGTCGGCGCCCCGGTGTGATTGTTGGTCGAGAAATCGTCAGCGCAGCGCACCCGGAAACCGGCGAACTTGCCATAGGCACGGTGATAGAGCGCCAGCACCCGCGCGGCCAGGTCATCGCGCAGCAGCGTGTAGTTGATCGTGAAGCGCCGCGCCGGAAAACCGTGGATCAGTCGCCGGTACTCGGCGCCACCGGCGGTGGTGGTGATTTCGACGGCGTACTCGTCGGCGTAGCTCGCACCCATGCGCACATCGACCGGTAGCCGCTCGGAGAGAAATTCCGGCATGTCGGCCCCTATGCAAAGCGCTGCGCGCGGCTGATCGCAGCGAGCACCTCGCGACCGACCTGACCGCCCGCCCGGCGCAACTCGGCGGCGTTGGCTACACCTTGGATATTGACGGTGACGCTGATCGAGTTCCCGCCGCGCACCCCGAGCTTGCCGTCCGAACCGCGGGCAAGCGGCAGGATCGCTTCCGGCCCGGCTTCGCCCATCACGCCCGCACCGGCGGCGAACGCGAAGAGGCGCGGGCTGCTGACGATCTGGCCCGAGAACCGTGAGAGGCTCGGCGAGCGGTAGACGCCGCCATCGGCATTCGGCAGCAGGCCGCCGAGCACCTTGAACGCGCTGCCCAGCAGCCCGTCACCGACGCCGCCCTTGGCGAGATCGCCGAACAACCGCTTGCCGAGATCGGCGGCGACCGCCTCGGCGATCATCCGCTGGATCGTCTCGCCGAAGCGCTTGAGCATGCTGCTCATGCCGTCCTTGAACGGGTCGAAGAGGAAATCGGCAAACGCCGACTGGATGTTCGTGGCGGCTGATTTGGCGAACTCGTCCATCACGTCGCTGGTTTCCTTCGCCTTCTCGCCCATCTGGATAAAGCCTTCGCCGGCTCTGGACGCAGCACGGCCGAAGGTGTCCATGCTGATCGCGCCGGCGTCGAGGAGTGCGACCAAGTGCGTGACTTCGGCGTCGAGCGCTTCGACCGGCGTGCGCACCGACTCGAAGACGCGCTGCCCTTCGGCGAAGACCGCCAGACGCTGGCGCTGCATGTCGGCCTCTTCCTCGGCGGCGGTCCTGGCGGCCTTTATCGCGTCCAGTGTTTCGGCGTAGCCGCGGGCAATCTCCAGGTTCGCCGCGGAGGCCGTCCTGTATTTGCCGTCGGCAATCGCCGCCTCGAGCTTCTCGACCTCGGTGAGTTCCTGCGTCGCCCGAATGCGGTCGCGCAACTGATCGACCAGGCGCTGGCCGTCGTCGATCGCCTTGGCAGCGCGCCCGCCACCGGAGGACTTGACCTTGGGAACGTTGAAGTTGGGCGCAGCGGTCTTGGCGGGCTCTGCCAACCCGCGCCCCCGGCCTTCGTTGCTGTAGTCGCTGAAAGTCTGTCCCGCGGACTTGCCGGCCGACAGGACACGCGCCGACCACGCGTCGATCGCCTTGCGACTCTTCTCGGCGTCCTCGCGCATCGCTTCACCGGTGTTCGCAAAGCCCTTGAAATCGAGCCTGGCCAGGGCGACCAGTTGCGCCGCCATGCCGCCGATCTCCGTGCCGATCGACTTGAACACATAGGCCACATTCCCGCCTACGACGATGATCGCGCGGAAGGCGTCCGACAGCGGGCTGAATGAACGACTGGCGCCGGTGCCTTCCCTGGCGATCTCCACCAGCGAATCGGCCAGCTCGTTGAGTACCGGCAGCAACTCGGCAGCGGTCTGCTTGGCGATCGATCCGAGCGCGGCATTGACCCGCGTCATCTGGTCGTTGAAGCGCTCCGCGGCCTGCGCGGTTTCCGTCGAGATGACGACGCCCAGCCGCGAGGCCTCGTCGCCCATCTCTCTCAGGCCTTGCGATCCGGCGTTGAGCAGCGGAATCAGATCGGCGCCGCTCCGCCCGAAGATGGCTTGGGCCAAGGCCGCCTTGGCGGCCGAGTCTTCGTAGCCGGCAAAGCGGTCGGCAACGTCGTTGAGCACGTCGCCCGAGCTGCGCAAGTGGCCGGCCGAATCCACTACCGAAACCCCGATGGCCCTGAATGCATCGGCCACCTCGCCGCTGCCGCCAGCGGCTTCGCCCATGTTCTTCGAGAGCTTCTTGAGACTGGTGGCCAGCGTTTCATTGCTGACAGCCGTCAGGCTGCCGGCGTACTGCAGGCGGGCGAGATTCTCGACCGTTTCACCCGTACGCTGCGAGAGTTTCGACAGACCATCGGCGGCGTCGATCGACGACGTGACCATCGCTGCCATGGCGCCGACGGAGAACGCGCCGGCGAGACCGGCGAAGGCGTTGGCGATGACCGACGAGGCCCCGGCAAAAGCGCTCTCCATGCGCTTGGCGCTCCTCTCGGCCAGACCGGAAACCCTGCCGAGGTCGCGCTCGATGTTCGCCAGTTTGGCGATGATGTCGATGGTTAGCGTGGCGAGGGCCATGGTTCAGTCGCTCCCTTGGTCGTTCTGGTGGTCGCGAATGGCAACCAGCTGGGTGATGAGGGCTTCGGGGTCGGAGACGCCGAGGAGATCAACGACGATCGGTAGCGCCGACCAGTCGATACCGCCCATCAGGTTCCAGGCCTGGACGGCGGTGGCGATGGGCAGCGGGGCCATTTGATTGCCTGGCTGAAGTTGCGCAGGAAGATCGCGCGCGCTCAACCAGGCGCTCAGTTTTTTAGCGCGTCCTCGATCTTCAGGACGTGCGCCTCAAAACCCTTGACGACCGCGTCGGCGATGCCGGCGAAGAGGTCCGGGCGATCCGACAGCCATTCGGCGCAGGCCTCCGTGTCGAAGGGCAGCGGATGCGGGTCGCCGCCGGGGATCAGGTCGCCCTCGGTGACGTTCTCCCAACCAACCACCAGCGAGAGGATGCCGCGCGCGGCGGACTCGCCCCGGATCTTCTCCTCGCGTTCGAGAGGGGTCGGGCGCAGGACCGTGAACACGAAGCCCCCAATTTCAACGCGCAGCTCGCGCGCCTTGCGAATCTTTGCGGAGAGGGCGCTCATGACGCGTAGTAGCTCGGCGTACCGGACAGGGTGATGACCGTCGGCGTGGTGACCAGCGCCTGCGCCTGGCCACCCGGCAGGAGCTGGCCGGCGGGGTAGCCGTTGAAGCACATGATCGGACCACCAGCGCCGAAAGTGAATTTGACGGCACGCTTGGTCTGCGTGTCCGAGGCCGCCTTGATCGCCAGCAGACCGGCGTCGCTGATGTCCCAGACGTTGGTGAAGGTGTACACCCCGGCCGTCGGGGTGCCCGGGATCTGCGTTTGCTGGGCGGCGTGGATGGTCGTCGTCGGAATGAAATCGAACTCGCCACCGGACGGACTGACTTCGGTCGCCGTGGTGACGCTGACGCCAAAGGTGATCTTCTGCGCGCTGCCGCTGGTGAAAGTGTCGAACAGCGTGGTATCGATGCCTTCGAGGGTGAAGCCGGCCCCGGAGACCGCCTTGACCCGGGCGACCCGGTCATTGAGTTGCCACATGCCCTCGACCGCGAGCAGCACGAATTCGCCATTGGCGAGGGTATTGGTCGCGGAGACGACACCTTCCGCTGCCTTGGTGACGGCGGTAATCGTGATTGCGGCGCCCAGCGCCGACTGCAGCGCGACGGCGACGTTCGACCACTTGCGGGGATTGGACATGGCATTTGCCTCCGAGAAAGAAAAACCCGCCAATCGGCGGGCGGGTGATGAAGAGGGGAAAGCTCAGAACACGTGCCACCAGTCGACCTCGACGGTGGCCGACTTGAGATCAGTCTCCGGGTCGATGCCGCTCGAACGATCGGCGACGCTGACGCCAACGACGGCCAGTGCGGTGGCGATTTCGTCGGCCACGGCGTCGGCCGCGGTGCGCGTGGGCGCCCAGGCGCTGACCTGAAAACGGACTTCTTCGGCGATCGGCTGGCCGTCATGAATGGTGCTGACCGGCGTGGTGCCGGCCCGCTGGTAGACGACCGCCGGCAGGGGATTGCCCTCGGGAATGGCGTCCGGAGTGATCCGGGTATCGACCAGGGTGGCCAGCGCGGTGCTGGCTGACAGGGCGGCATGGAGTTCGGTTTCGGCGGACATCATTCACTCCCCGTGTTGAGCCGGTTGATCTCGGCGGTTGCCGAGACGATGAAGGCTTCGGCGACCTGTGGCAGCTTGCGGCTGGCGGGGCGCAGAAACGGGCGCGCGGTCAGCTTGCGTGTGCCGAACTCCAGAAACCGCCAGTAGTAGGGGTCGTTCGGATTGTTGGCACCGGCTGCGCCGAGCCGTTTCTGTCGGGCGCCGCGCAAGGGGCGGACACTGACAAACACACCCACGTCGCCGGCCCGCCGCGCGAACTTCGAAGTGCGGATGCTGATCGCCCGTTTGACGGTGCCCGGTCGGCGGTTGAGTTTCGGCTTCTGCCGTACCGGCGCTGCCAGGCGGGCATCGTCGCGTACCAGCCGCGCCGACACGCGCAGCGCCTTTAACAGTCCCTTGCGTCTGAGCTTGTCGGGCACGCGCGCGAGGATGCGCTTGAGTTCCTCGACGCCCTGCAATTGGACGGTGATGTCACTGCTCATGGTCAGAGTCCGTTCCGGATGCCGTTGATGGCGAGGATTTCCAGCGTGTGGCGGCCGGCACCGACGTCCGTCAGCATCACGATGTCGTAGGGCTCGTCGTGCCACAGGACACGCTGCTCGCGCACCACATCCGCCCGCCACCTGATCCGAAAACGCACGTCGGCGGCGTAGCGGGTTTGCTGGGCCGCGAAGAACTCGCGTCCCTTGAGCGGCCAGGCCTCGGCCCAGAGCGCGTGGTCGGCGGTGTCGGTAACCACGTCGGTCCAGCTGACGACTTCCTCACCGATGGCATTGCGGGTGACATTCTTCGCCTGCAGCCGGATGCGCTGCTTGGCCTGGCCGGGATTGAAGGTCGCGGTCATACCAGCACCACCCGGTACGGGTCGAGCAGGCCGTCGATGAACGACAAGGATTCGATCTTGCCGCTCGTCAGCAGGGCGACTTCCTCGCGGTGCGCATAGAGACTGCCCACGCGCAGCTTGATCCAGCTCTTGATCCCCGCGGGGACGCTGGCGGCATCGCCGTAGCCCGCACCGAAGACAAGCTGTACAGCACCGATCTGCGGCAGGGAAACGGGCCAGGCACTGCCGAACACCGGCGTCACGCGCGCCGGCTCGCAAGCCGTATCGGCGGTGTAGTCGGCTCGCGGCATGGTTTGTGTGGTGCCGGACATGTCGAGATACCTTATGGCGAGCACCGACTGGACGGGGCATTTCGGCAGCAGGATCGCGTGCCCCGGCAGCGAGAACGGCAGTCCCGCGGGAACGCCCGTCAGGCTCGGACCGGGGAAACTGTCGAGCACCAGTTTCCAGCGCGCGGTGACGAGTTGACGACCGGTGAGTGTCTCTGCCGCCTGGCGGGCCGCAGAGATCAGCGAACCAATCAGCGCATCGTCGTCGGCAGACTCCACCCGCAGGTGCAGCTTCGCCTCGGCGAGCGACACCGGTTCCTCTGCGGCTGGGGTGATGAGTTGCAGCGGCATGGGATCAGATCGCCTGGATCACCGCCGCCTGGTTGAAGACCTCTGCCGTGGCGTAGCGCGGATGCACACCGATGAGCTTGCCGGCGACGATGCTGGCGGCGACCTCGACGGTCAGCGACAGACGCAGGAAGGCGAAGCCGTTGTTGCTGTCGAGGTTCTCGGGCCTCAGGTTGATCAGCACCTGCTTGTTGTCGCCGCTGCCCTTGACGATCTGCCGGATCGCCTTGCCGCCGACGTCCTTGGCGCCGGTACCGGTGGCGTCGCGCGCCTGCTGGATCTTGGCGTCCAGGGTCGCCGCAGCGCCGAGAACGCCAGTCTCGACCAGCGCCAGAAACGCATGGAAGTTGGCGGCCGAGACCCAGGCGGTGGTGACGGTACCGGCCGCCTGGCTGGCCGGGTCGATGGTGGCGAGAATCGACAGCGTTTCGCTGCCTTTGAGGTTGGGGTACATGGATGTCTCCTGTGGAAAAATGGCTCCTGCCCGCGCCTATCGCGCGGCGAGCTGGATGTAGGGTGAGAGGGCGTTGGCTCCCTTGGCCGGGGCGATCGGGTTCTGGATCTTGGATTGGCCGTCCATGCGGAAGGTGGTGCGAAAGGCGGTCAGGTCGGCGTCGAAGTAGAGATGCATCGAGGTCGCAGTCTGCATGCCGCCAGCCTTGGTGATGGTCTGGTAGTACGAGAGATCGACCAGCAGCACGTCGCCCTGCGACGAGAAGGTGTTGGCGTGCTGTGAGACGAACACCGGGCGACCGAGCAGCGTGCCGTAGGGCGAGAGCTGGATGCCGCCGACCGACTGGCCGACCGGCAGGTAGATCGGGTAGTTGCCAAGCGTCAGGGTGAACAGTGCCGGCAGGACGTCGTTGTTCACGATCCACACAGCGTTGGTGAACGACCCCGGCGGCAGGCGGGCGATCATCTTGGCGAGGTTCTGCGTCAGCAGGGTTTGCGTGGCCTGACCGGATTCCTTGGCCACCGTGACGATGGCGCCGCCGTTCATGCAGCCGAGCGGGATGCCGTTGCCGGCGCCGAAGAGGATCGACTCGTTGGCTTTCCAGCGAATCGACACCGCGACCTTCTCCGGCAGGTAGCTGGTCAGCGCGTTGGCGTCGTCGAGCAACTCGTCGGTGGTCGGGACCAGCGCCATCAGTTTCTTCAGGCGCAGGGTCGCCAGCCCCAGCACCGGCTTGGTGGGCGTTCCCGAGGATGCCTCTCCCTGCCAGTACGCCCGGATGCCGTTGGTCCCCCAGGGGGTGGTTTCGTCCTTCGGAAATGCCATGCTGTTGCCGCTGATCTCGACGTTGTCGGTGAGCGGCAGGAGGGAATCCTCGCCGAGCGAGAGCCTGAAGATCTCCTGCGAGAACTGCGGCGGCACCAGAAAACCGCCATCCTGGCCGACGGCCTCGTTGCCGTAGTTGCTCGGTGCGGCGGCGCCGATACCGCCAAGCAGCAGGCGGGCGTCGATCGACTGGCCGGGTTTGTCGGCCTGATAGACGGCCTGCATGAATTCGCCGACGGAGCCGAAGCCGCGCCGGGGATCGGCTTCGCGGTTGTCGGTGACGATCGGGCCGATGACGTGTTCGACACCGATGCGTGCTTCATCGGCGATCAGGGCGGCTTCGCGGTCGATGGCGGCCGAGGCGGCGTCGATGCGCGCGCGCAGGGCGTCGAAGGCGGTGACTTCGTCGTCTGTCAGGTCGCGGTTCTCCGACGCGGCGAGGTCGGTCAGGCCGCGGGCCTCTTTGACCAGGGTGGTCTTGCGAGCCTGAAGCTGGCGCAGTTGCTTGCTCATGTGGTTCTCCAAAAGCTAGAACCCGCACGAGGCGGGTTCGAGGGGCACAAAAAAACCGCCCGGAGGCGGTTTGGGTGGGGACGGGCGGCGGGTCGTTTTACATAGGGGCGAGGTTCAACGGAGCGTCGCGGTAGAGGATTTCAATCGGTTGCGCTTGGGTCGTTCTGTGGGAACGACCGTTGAAAGCTTGGTTGCTGCCCTTCAAGTTTTGCGAGTCACTGGCAGTGGACGATCCAAAGGCGACGCACGGAGTCCGGAAAAGCGGCCAGTCGAAGTGGTGCTTCTAAAGCATCAACATTCGAGGTCAGATGTGCAGCGCTATCGCGCAGGGTCCCCCTCGATTGGAGGGTTGGGAATCATTGCCACTGAGCTGACTGGATTTACGCTGCTCAGTTCACCGCCACCTTGTATCATCTGCAGCGCCCTTGCCCATATTGCAATCTTCGCAAAGAATTTGTAAGTTTTTGATATCCCATTGATGTTGCGGATACCTCGACCGAGGCTTAATATGATCCACGTGCAGTATGACATTGTGAATCTCTGGACTTCTCCTACACAACGCACAGGCACGGCCATAACGCAGAAACGCATCGTATCGAAGTTTCTGCCAACGCCTGGATCGATAGAACGGCTCACCGTCTTCCGATTCCCTCGCGGCACGCGCTTCCATCTCTTCCCTTTGACGCTGAGCTGCCAGGTGTGTAAGGCGTCGTGATTCGTGTTCCGTACGTTCGCGTAGTTCTTGTTGCCGACGTAAGGAAGCCTGTGCGCACCACTCCCGCCATCTGGCGCTTTTTAGTTCCTGCTCGGCAGTCCGCGCTGCCGCTGCCGCAGAAACTTCGGCTTTCGGTGGATGCTGAGGCTGACGAATGTCGGGGGCTCGGGGTGGACGGCCGCGCACGTACCCCACAAGTGAATCCCAGAAACGGTGAAATGCATTGGTCATTGCCAATATGAAGCCCGATGATTGACTTCATCCGCCTCGCGCGGCGTTATGCGCGAGGTCAGGTTAACTGCCAGATTGGGTGGCGATGGGCTTGGAGACACAGTGAAGTCGGATACTGACAAGAGGCAACCTACTTGAACAGCTCTACCAGAGTACCGACAACTGTTGCCAGGCCCACCACCGCCGCGACAGTAAATGATGCCCAAGTGGCCAGGCGCTGGGAGCGCTGTAATTCAAGCATCTTCAATTCAATGTTACGTCTATCGAGGTCGTGATATTCCTGAAAGAACCGCTCAGAGTCATGTCTGGCTGATTGGAGTCGTTGCTCATCTGCCGCTCGGGCTTCGGGGTCGCCGTACCCCGATCCCGGTTGAAATAGCTCGGCGGCAAGCCGAGACGCGCTTTCGCTCGCTGATAGCCACCTTCCGCGGGCCGCCTGTACGTCGTCGTTTTCCAGTCGTGGTTGCGTCATTTCTTCATACCGACGCGAGCGCTACGGTGACTTGCTCGCAAGAACAGCCACAAGGCCGGTGATCGCACCAATGACACCTGTCAGTGCGGAGAGCCAAACGGCCCAATGCGCGCGCAGTTCATGGCGAGCCTTGATTTCACCACGGATCGCCTCTCGAAGGGCTTGGACTGCTGTGGTTGTAAGGCACCAATGCCCCGCGTGACGTGTCTGTTGCCAGTGCTCAGACACGGAGTTGTCCTTGTTGTAGATCTGCGGGATGGGAAGCCGAAGGTGGCGAGCCTGTGCTCGAAGTTGCCGAGAAAGGTAGAAGTCTTCATCTTCGGTATGAAGATCGATGTCCAACCTCCACTCCTGCTCGATTTCCTCGATTTTCTTTGGATCGCTTTGCTTCTTTGCAGCCGCCAAGTCGCGCGCGTAAGACCGGTCGAGCAGCGACCGCTTCCAAGCAAGACGCACGCTCGTTGGCATGGGTAACTTGTTGACTATGCGCAGGAGTATGTCCACGGTTTGGCTCTGCGGTGGCTAACGAATAGCGTTTATCTGCCGCCCCGAAAGCGCCCGGCTGAATCGCTGGCGAGCAGCTCACACGGCAGGTCGATAGCATACACCCAGATTGCTTGAATGACTGCTTTGGGCAGGTTTCTTCAGCGTCTCTTGCTGGCCGGCTGCACTCATTGGAATTCTAAACCTGAACGGCCGGAAACGCGTGCAAAGCAACCCATGAATCGAGCAATTCCACCCATCACGCTCGGGTACCCAAGATATCGAGTTCCCGTTGCGCCTGAGCCAAGCGACTCACCTTCGGCCTGGCGACGGACCTCGGATCGCGCCGCATCTTCCTGACGACATCGTCGAAGGTGGCGACCCCATCGATCATGCCTTGCGCCTGCGCAGCCTCGCCGCCGAGCACACGACCCTGACCCATGCCCTCGCGCACCTGCGCGATCGGCACCCCGCGCCCGCGCGCCACCGCCTTGGTGAAGGTGGCGTAGTAGTCATCCACGCGCGACTGCATGAACCCCTGTGCCTCCTCATCGAGCGGCACATACGGATTGCCTTCGACCTTGTACTTGCCGGCCGAGATCAGCGTCGGCTTGACGCCCTTGGTGACAAACGCCTGCGAGTAATCGAAGTGCGCCTGCCAGACGCCGATCGAGCCGACCTCGCCGCATGGTGTGACGTAGAACTCCGACGCCGAGCAGCCAATCCAGTAGGCCGCACTTGCTGCCAGACTATTGGCGATCGCTACCACGGGCTTCTGTGCCCGGGCACTGACGATCTCGTCGGCGAGTTCGGACACGCCATAGACACTGCCGCCTGGACTGTCGATATCGATCAGGATCTGGCTGACCGAGTCATCCGCGAGCGCCTGGCGCAGAGCCGAGGCAAACTGCTGCGTGCTGACACTCCCCGGCCCGGAGACATCGTCGACCATGTTGCCGCGCTGGGTGACGACGCCGTACAGCGGCAGGACCGCAATACCGCCACTGGACACCGCTGTGGCCGCCTGCCGGCGTGCTTCGCGCACGCTACGATCTGCCGCGATACCCATGAGCACGTCCTCACCCGCCGGAATATCCTGCGACCAGCGCGCCAGAACCGCCGCGACTGCGTTCAGCCGTTCAGGCATCAGCGCCCACGGCGTGGTCAGAAATTCAGCAACCAGCAAGTGGTGGTTCATCGTGTCATCCCCATCGTCATTCGCTCTGTGCGTCTTCATCGTCTTGCGGCCCAGTCACATCCTGCGCAGGCCGCTGGTCCTGCCCGGCATCGCCTTCCAGATCCTCGGCTGACCCTTCCTCGACCATGTTCAGTGGCCGCAACGGCTCGTCCAACCCGTCGAGTGGATTCAGGTTCTCGGCGATGCGTGCCTCGTTGCGTGTCAGCCAGCCGTTTTGGATCCCGCTCTGGTAGTACGACGACCGGCTGGCGGCGTCGCCGCGCATCAGGTTCGCAAAATCAAACTCGACCTCGAGATCGTCGCCGTCGAGCAGCAACTCGGATTCGATGCTCGCTTCCCAGCGCTCGGCCCACGGCGTCATCGTGTGCATGACGAATTCCAGGCTCTGCTGCTCGATGTTCGAGAAGGTCGCGCGATCGAGATCAGCGATCATGTGCGGTGGCACCCGAAACAGCCGCGCGATGTCGGTGATCTGGAATTTCCGGAGTTCGAGAAACTGCGCGTCCCGGTTGGTCACGCCCACCTCGTGGAACTTCATGCCGTTTTCCAGCACGAGTACCTTGCCGCGGTTCGCGCCGGACTGCGCCGCCTGGTAGGACTCGCGAAACACCTTCTTGGCCTCGCTGTCCTTGAACGACCCCGGAAACTCGATCCAGCCGCCGGTCGGCTTCGCGTCGTTGGCGAAGAAGCGCGCACCGTAGTCCTGCGCCGCCAGCGCCATGCCCAGACTCTCGCGCGCCAGCTCGATCGGGCTCATGCCCATCAAACCGTCCGACGACAGACCACGCAGATGCCAGATCTCGCCCCGCGGCAGTATGGCCTCTACGCCGAGCCGATCGGTCACCCGATAGCGGTAGTCACCGGACGGCATCAGTTCCATCCTGATCCGGTCCGGGTGGATCGGCATTAGCTCGACGATCTCGCCGCGGCGGTTGGCGACGATCCGGTTGTAGGCGTTGCCCCGGAGTGCCAGATGACCCTGCAGCATCTCGCGCCACTCATACGGGTTCTGGTAACGATTCGGACGCTTGGCCAGCACGCGGTACAGCCAGTGATCCGTCACCCGGTCTTTGCCGCCATCGGCGCGCTGCCGGTAGAGCACGAACGGCAGGGACGCCATTGTCTCGGCCAGGATGCGCACGCTGGCGTACACCGCCGCCACGCGCATGGCGTTGTCCGCCGATACCCGCATGCCGCTCGAGCTCCGCATCGTGACCGGCTCGAACCAGAAGTCACCACCGGGCGAACGGTCGTCACTCGAGGCCATCCAGCGCGAGAGGAAGCTGAACATCCCCATCA